GGAAATATAAACTTTATTACCCACTTGATTATCTATAATATTATGTAATTCAAGCTACCTTTTATTTTATATCTTGACATTTTGTATAAAAATTCTCTTGATTTTTGGAAATTTTTGATTATATATAGGCAAATGAGATGCCGCTCATCGTATAACGTGAAGATATGTGCTAAACATAACTAACTCCACTAAAAAGTCTGGGTAGCGGCATCTACTCGGACTTTTTAGTTTAGTTGGGGGCTAAACGTTTTAGCATATATCGTTTATAAGATGAGAAGGAGATTAAAGAAACCGCCAGAGTATTGGGTATGCTCTTATAATCGTGAGATGATAGATGATGGATACTCACTATTAGAGGCATCTTTGTATTGACTAATCTGGTTTAAGACACAAGAAGAACGTGAGTTTTTTTGCTCAAATGAATATTTGGGTAAATTTTTCTGAGTTCATCGTAATTCAGTACAGAAGGCTGTTGATAATTTGGTAAATTCTTGAATTGTTGGTAGAGATACCAAAGTAATATGAAACAATAAAGAGAGAATTTTACGAATTACTGATGAAGACTTATATTGCCCTAAATTATGATTAGATTAACAAGCACATATTTTGTGCTAGTCGCAATTATAAGTCCAGTATGATGCTTTAATTGTTTAATACAACACATTATTAACATAAAGAAAACAACTTCCAAAACGAAGTTTTGGATAAGTAGTTATTATTAGTTTATATATTAGTAATATAGCACATTATTTGTGCTAGTCTAACAAGCACATTTATTGTGCTAGTACCCAGCACATTATTTGTGCTAGCAAATATCTGATTTATTCCATAATTATATATAAATGACTTTATACAAATTAAAGTGAGTAAGTATTGAGTATTCTGAGAAATTCAACAAGAAAGTCTTAATAGTCCCATTAGTTTGAAGATGGGAGAACTGAAAGTTTGATAAATTTATTCCTATGAGAGAGGCAATAGATATTGTCGCAGATGCTGTAATTAAGCCAGATGATAAATATTTAGTTATGAGCCACAAAGATAAGAATAAAACTTATAAGGAAATACCAGTTCTTACCGTTCGTGAAAAGAAAAAGAGAAGCCTTGAAGACTTCTCTACACATATTTCTACATTCTAATAAAGCAAGTCGTCATAATCTATTTCATAAGTTCCAGTGATTATCTCACTATTGGCTTCTGTTTCTTGGACTAGGAATATCATTCTAAACATAATAGCATCTGCAAAGTCTGGAGAGCGGTTTATCCTTCTTTTGAGGTCTTTTTTATCTTCGATTTTTACCTTTCCATCAGTATCTATTCAGCTTATGAAGATATTTTCTAGTTCTTCAGATAGCTTATCTCTAATAACTCAGTCTGCATAAACTCTTATAAGCCTCTTTTCCATCATTTCTTTAAGCTTAAAGTAGCATTGAGCTTTTAGATTTGCGTAGTTTCTAAGGATAAGTCCTTTTTTCTCTGGCTCAAATCTATAAGGTCTTGAGTTATTCACAAAGTTAGTACAACCTCTAAGCAAATCGGCTAAACCTCACCCCACTCAGTCACTATCTACTACTATATTATGTCTAGCAACTCAATAAGAATATTCTAAGTCCTTTATTCTATTAGCTATATCATCAATAGTATTCTTATCATAATGTAAGATTTTGATACATTCTAAGCCTCTCCAAATACAAATAACAGTCTTATCATCTCCAAGCCTAGCAACATCCACTGAGATATAAGTTGTATCTTTCTTTTCTACATTAGTTTCAAACAAGTCTTCTATTTCATCGTGTCTAAATAGCTTTCAAGCATCTCAAGACCAATCAAAGTTTCAGTATAAAAGCCTCTGTTTAGTAATCTCATCTGTTGAGTTTCTAAGCTGAGTGATATACTCTGGGTCTATATAATCATTATCTGTTGCTAAAGATGGGATAAATATCGTATCTTCTGGCAATGTTCAAGACTTTCGTGGTGTATAGAAAGTTCTTTTAACTCGTCACTGGTCTGGGTTAAATGTACATAATAGCTTAGGTATTAAGCCATATTCTCTGTTTTTTTGCCTAGCAATACGAGTTTTTAAGATAGTAACAGCTTGTTCATCTATCTCATTTGCTTCATCTATGAAACCTCAAGTAAGCTCTAATGAACCAAATCTAGTGAATAATGGGTCTGCTGGCTGTGTAGCACAATCTAATAAGAGTATTTCTGAACCATTGCTGAACTTTATAATATTATACTTCTTATCAAGATGTCACATAAACTCTTTAGGTATTCAATAATCTTGTCAGAGTTTATAGTAGGTATTAACTGTGGTTTTCATAAGGTTAGATAATTCCCTACGTCAGATAAACCACCTTGTTCAAGGGTATCTCCAAGCCATATACCATAACCACATAACTCCTATATAAGATTTACCTCATCCTGCTCATCCTCAGTATCAGACATTCCTATATTTATTATCTGTAAGAGCCGCCCAAGCCTCCGCTTGTTTTTCAGTCATCTCAAAGTTAGGTTGAAATAGTTTAGCCATCGTTTTCTTATAAATCAAATAAAGCTGGTTGTTTATCTTCTTGTTTCGCTTCTACTACATTTATTGCATACTCTATTCTGGCTTTTGCTATTGGTAAGTATTCTTCTGTAAGTTCTATTCAGATATACTTATAGTTCTTATTCCTATCTTTATTCTCATACATTACGGCTTTACCTGTACTACCACTTCAATTAAATGGGTCTAATACTGTTCAACCATTAGGAGTTACAAGTCTGACTAGATACTGCATAAGGTCTGTTGGTTTTACTGTTGGATGGTTGTTCTTAGAAGGTTTTGTATCAAATCTCTCAAATCATTTAGATATTTTATCACTTGTATTATTCGCTGTTCTAAACATTTTTGAGTTTATCTTTTCTTCAAATTCTTCTCATAATCATTCGTTCCTATCTCTTTTACTAGCTTTAGCTGTATAATAATATCTCTGTTCATCATTATGAAATCCGCTACATACTTCTTCTTTATCATCATCTCAATAAGTTAGTATTGTATTAGCAGGAAACCTACCTTGTACTACTTCTTGCTTTCAGCACCACTTTCCTTTAGTACTTTCTATCAATGAATTACTATTATATCATTCGTGTCTATTTATAACAACCTCATCATCTCACACTCTACATTCATCAATATTTATTCCACCTACTCAATACTTTATTACATTGTCAGTACAGCTTCACTCTAAAGGTTTTCTTGCTACTATTATTGGCTCATAGCTAGGTTTTAATGCTGTCCCCCATCAGTTCCATTTATTACTAGCTTTTTTTATCTGATATTCTCCTGCTGTAGTCTGTTCTTCACTTTGATAAGCTCTACTACTTACTCAGCTCTTTCATTCTCATACTACCTCACTTTCTACTCAGTTTTTCTTATCTATTGCTAGTCAGATATTCAGACTTTTTGGAAATCAGCTACCATACAACCACATAATACAATCTCTTATCTCAAATCCTGCATCTTCAATAGCACAGGCCATTCTATGATAAGTCCTACTACCACCAAATGCTAGTAAGTATCATCAAGGCTTTAATACTTCTAGACATCCTTTCCAAGCGTCAGGCTGAAATGCTATTCAGCTATTGTCCCAACCTTTACCCATAAAGTTTAACTCATAAGGTGGGTCAGTAACTATACTTGATATTGTATTTGGCTCTATAACCTCTAATAAGTCTAGCATATTTCAATGATAGAGCTTGTAATGTTCTGTTCAGCTATATATTCTCATCCTCTTTTTTGTTATCATCTAAAATTTCTACTGTTTCTCATTCAACAACAGTAGGCTGTTTATGTTTAATAGTAATAGTAACCTCTCATATCCCACTAAATCACTGGCTTTCCTCTTTCTGCTTTCCTACTCATAATCTATTAAGTCTATCTTTTATTCAGTCCATTCTAACAGCAGCTGGTATATCCTCATTCTGTATCATTTCCATCTGTAACTCTAAACATAACTCAGCATCATCTGCTAATTTCTGTATAAGATATTCCTTAACCTTCTCTACCTTCTTCATTTGCATTCAGTTAGGTCTATCACTATCTATCCATTCTTCTCTATTCCCTAAAGTGCCTTTAGCCGCTCTATAAGCAGCAGTAGCATTATGTGACTGTAAATACTCATCTACAAAAGCTTTCTGCTTCTCTGTTAATCATTTCTTTACAGCTAATCTATCTGGTCACTTATACTTTCAGCTTCAAGGCTTTCAGTCCCTAATAATCTCTCTAGTCCCTACCAAGTTCTTAGTCTTATCATTAGGTCAGCGTTTAGGGGCATTCACTCTTACTTCTTTATTTTCTTCCATTGATTTTTCTTAACAGTAGATAAATAATGTCCATCTAATTTATTCTTCTCTTGCATCTCTGCCTTATAATCGTCTATCCTTTTTCTCAATTCCTCTACTCCCCAAGCCATAAAAGGCTTCTTACCTACTACCATAAAATACTCATTCCTTAACTTATCTATCTCCCCATTCTCTACATCTCCCCCAAATCTATTAAATAACTCCTTCTCTAATTTGCTCAGAAACTCTAATACATCCCAAGTAGGTAAGCTCTCAAACCTATGCGAATACACTCTGTATTCATTTATAAGCTTAAGTAATGCTTCAGCTCTCTCTGAAGCTTCTCTCCTTTCCACTCCAGCGTGGTTGTTTTTGTTGCTTACGTCTAAAAACTCAGCCATTTATTTTATTTAATATATAAAAAGCTATTCGTTAGCATAGCCTATATCTAAACCTTTAGCTCTCAAATTATCTAAAACACTCTCTAACGCCACTACCTTATCATTAGCTTCCTCTGCCTCATTCTTATAATATTCCTCATTAGCTTCAGCTTCTTCTAGCTTCTCTGAAATATCTGAAAAACTCTCAACCTTTTCTTTAAGCCGTTTATTCTCTATAAGCAATATATTCATAGCCTCTGCTAATAAATCGTCCTTCTTTATATAATACCCTCAGCATTCTAATACCTCTCCACGCTCAATAGCTCTATCTAGGTATTTCGTATCCTTCTTATCCTTCCCTAAATCTACTAAGATGTCTGATTTTTTGTTAAATATTTTCATAATTCATACCTAAGGAAATTAAATGTGGTTGGTATTTTTACCAACCTTTTTATACTGATATTTTTTACTATTGCAAGTCTTTTTGAAAAAAGTTGGCATTTTTACCAACTATTTGGAAAATTACTCAGAGCGCCCGTAACTATACTATTGCAATTATTCGCCTCTCCGTTGGGTTGCCACCCCTCCTCCGTCCGAAGAAACGCCAGTGATAAAGCCACGAAATACGGCCGTCAAAAATTTTATTGGCAGCTGAGCAGGGTCGGGGGCTTTTGGGCTTTGGGCTTCTCATTCTCTCGGCTCTTTCTCTCTAAAAAGTAGAGCAAAAAAGAGAGTTTATGCTATTATATGCCTGTATTTGTAGTTGGTTTGATTAAGTGCTTTTTATGTGTTGCGGTGTGTTGGTGTGTATAGTTTCATTATATTATTATATTGTTGTTTGCTGGTGTGGTGGTGTTGTTATTTTTTGGGGCGCTTTTTTTGTGGCTGGGTTCTATTTTGTGGGTGGTGTTGTTTTTGGTGGATGGTTTTTTGTGTGATGCTGTTTTTGTGGTGTGATGGTTTTTGGTGGTTTTTTGGTTTGGGTTGTTTTTTGGATGCTGTAAGGTTTGGGGATGGTTTCAATTTTTGGGGCTGTGGTTTTTTGGGTTTGGTTTCTGTTCCGTTTCTGTTCCGTTTTCTGTGCTTTTGGATGCTGTGGGCTGTTGTTTTTATATTGGGGCGTTGGTTGGTTTGGTGGTTTGGTTTTTATAGGGTTTTTGGGTTTTTGCAGAGTTTTGCCAGTTTGTACCGTTTCAATTTTGCGAGTTTTGATGTTTTTTTGTGGGTGGTTAACAGTTCAGCTGTAAACGTCAACGGCTCTTATTTTTATTTTTTTAAAGGCTCTTGAATGGATACGGCTTTTGAACTATTGTAATTTTATTTTTGAATTTGTAATAGTTTTTTTGATTTTTCTCTTGCAATTACACCTTGTTTTTGTAATATAATTGTAGGCGAAGGGTTGACGTTGTAGAGTTTCACAGTTCCGAACTGGTGAAACTCACGGCAAAAAAAGTCCCTCGAAATTTGACAAATTGGGGGCGTTTGTGTATAATTATATCAGTCGGAGGGGTTGAGGTTCTACCGCTTGAGGTTCTACCACATAAACTACCACACACACCACACAAACTACCACACACACAGCCCCGCCGATGCTTTTATTCTTTACTATTTCGACAATGAGAAACGTCACAGAGGCAAGCGCCAAAGCCTTTAAAGACACGAAAAATTTTAAACTATCAAATACGGAAGTATTTAATGGCGGATATGTTCAAATGTATTTATTTTGAAACTTAATCGCACAAATAAGGGACGGCGTTCTATTAATTAAAGACGCAGGACGAAGAACAAACACAACCAAAGAAAGACTAAATTGAATTTTAGACGCTTACGGACTGGGCTATATTTACCAAAGGGGGAAAGATACCGAAAACAAAACGGCCTGGTTTTATGTCGACCAGTTCGGAAACGTTGAAAAATGGGACGGTTGGAAAACTTTCGAACTATAAAAGCGTAAACGTTCGAAACTTTGGGGCATCTTTTGGGATGTTCCAACCTTCGAGCCTTTGGGCTTGCTTTTATTCTCTATATATTGCAAAAATGAAAACACTCGCAGACATTCAAAAACAACTTGAAAACCAGACGGCGCGCAGTGCGTGGGGTCGTGGCGTTTTAAATTTTGCCGTTGATTTGGTGGGGGATGCTATCGAAAACAACGGCGCAGAGTTTACGCCCTCAAACCGTGCAGAATTAGAGGGCTTGCTTTTAAATGGTGCGGAAAATTGGGAACAGTACAGCCGAGGCGGTGGCGCTCTTATTTACGATGGCGACATCGCAGGGGCACTCTGCACACCTTCAGAACTCAAAAAAACCAAAAACGGACAGCGCAGACCAAACAAAAACGAGGAACGGCTTGACACTCAAGCCCGCGCACTGTTCCAAGCGTGCCAAAAAATATTGGCATTAATATAAAATTGCTATTGAGGGGGCGGGGATGCCTTCGCCTCCAAAAATAGCGGTTTTATGCCGTGATTTTATATATTATATATTGCAAAAATGGAAAACTACAAGGAAAAATTGCCAAAATGGCTCAAAAATGACGCTACAAAAAAAGCTGAGGAGCTTCAGCACACTATCAAAACTTACAAAAACGCCATCGAAATTTTGCAGAGCATCAAAAGAACCCACAAAAAAGATGGTTCAGACTTCCAAAACCTTTGGAAAAACTTCGAAACGCCCGAAAATGTAAGGCTCTGATGGTGGTATTGTGTATATACAAAATACACAGAAATTACAGCCCATTGGGATGGGGAATACCACAAAATACAGCTGGAAGGACACGACGCCACAAAAATGGAGGACGTAAGAGCGGACGAAATCGAGGAGGAAATAAAAAAACATATTGAAAAATACGAGGGACGACTTGCAAAGGCAAAAACTGACTACGAAAAACGAGCTGGAGAAGTAGAACAACTGGCACAAATTACGGAAAAATTGGGGGAATTTTTGGACGGTTTACAGTCAGAAAATGACTACAAATTGAGGGACTTGCTAAAAAAAGTACTATAATTTTTCAAAATTTTATATTTTAAGACTAAAACGAAATGGAAAAACAAAACCAACGGGAACGGCTGGAGAACATCCAGCCCCACGACCTCGAAACAAAAACAGAGGCGGAACTTGTGGCACACTTAGAGAAGGTGGCAAAATTTATGGAATTAAAAAAACAGATACAACAGAAACAGCAGGAACTACCACACACAAAAACAAAATAAGACACATACAAAAACAAAATGGAACAACTACCCAACCAAATAAAAAAATAACGCTTAAAATTCAAACACAAACAAAACAAATAGGCAAAACCACACAATTTTATACTATAATTTTTAAAAAAATGAGATTAACGGCAGACGACATTATTAATTATTGCAAAGTCGCAGAAGATGTAAGCGACGGACAATTTACTATAACAGCAACAAAAAATGGCGGGTTCTGGACTTTGGACCTATTAAACAATAGAACAAACACACAGCACCGCCTTGCTAGTTTTGTAAATTGAAGGGAAGCCCACGAATTCCTTAGGGCTTTTTATGCGGGGCTTAGGTTTTCCCGTCTTTTAATATCTTAAAATATAACAAAATGGCAACACTTCAAGAAACATACAAAAAGCACGTAGTAGGACGTGCACCAAAGCAGACAAAAAAAAGACTTTATGAGTTTTTGGATGGGTTCGGCTTTGCGGACCAGTGAAAAATTCAAGACGCAATTCTGCAGTTTTGCAAAATAAAAGCACCATCTTACGCGGAACTGATACGAGCCGACGAGGTGGCGGACGAATATATAGTAAAAAGAAAATTAGAAAATATTTACTATTTACCTTTTTAAAGCTATCAAAAAATGAAAAATTATATACTAATCGAGAGCGGGGACTTTTGCAGATACTACGCCCCAAACAAAAAAAGCCTTGTTGACTTTGTGAGGCATTACTACAAAAATAGCAAGGAATATTGAAACATTGAGAGCCTCCAAAATATAGAGGTTTTCAGTATCACTTACAACGCAAAAAAAATAGACATTGACAATTTTTTTGGGGATGTAATCGCCACAGAAAAAAGCACTGGCGAGGGCATCGACTATGACTTATACGTAAAATATGGAATAAAAGATAAAAGAGAAAAAAAAGACTTTTTATATTATAGCATATAATCAAAATGAGAAAGATATATTCAATAGTAGAAAATATGTATAACAATTCAGAATTTTTTGTTTATTCATATTCAAGTTATGAAAAAGCAAAAGAAAATTTTGATAAACTTGTAGATACATATAAAAAAGATTATCCAGAATTATTTGAAAATGAAAATGATTATGAATTATACGATGATTATTTTTCACTTTATGAAATGGTGGATATCCAAATTGTAGAAAATGTTTTAGATTAATTTTTATATTATAACTTATAATCAAAATGAAACTAAAAGAACTTATAAAACAACTAAAAGAATACGACAAAGATACAGAAATAAAAATCTGATACGTTGACAAGTCAGATGATACTTATGTAGAGAGAAAAATGATAAAGCAAGATATTATAATCTCAAAATATGATTGAAAAACTACTATAATATTTTATCCTATAACTAAAGACTAAACAAAATGGCGATAATACTTTACTTTTTACTTTTAGCTTTTATATCATTGTTTAATGACTAAACAAGAGCTTGACGCTTTAAAATACGAGCTTTATAAAAAGAGCTGAAAAATGGACTACTTAACTTTTGAGCAGTTCAAAAATAATGAGGATGTAGTTTACACCTTATCGGAACTACAAAATAAGAATAAAAAGAAAAAACATCAAAATTGGCTTGACTTTAGCAAGCAGAAAACTATAAAATAGGGGCAATATGTAAAGATATAAAAGCAAAAAGCATCACTATAACTATTGTATTTGGTCGTGCTATACAATAGTATAGAATAATCAAATACAGCACGACATAGTTATATGTGGTGCTTTTTGTTTATTTTAACTCTTAACTACATAACGGATGCAAAAAACAAATTGAAACATAACGCAAGATTTTTGAGAGTATAAAATAGAAACGGCATTGTTTACATACGACGAAAATGAGAGGCAAGAACATTTAATAGATAAAATGAATGCAGAAATTGTATTGAACCCACAGTTTATACCACTAAACCCAAGAATGCTACAAGAGTGATACTCATTTGTAGAGGCAAGTATATTTTGATTTCTTCAGTTCTTCCTAACGAACAATGAAAAATTCTACTGCACTAACGAGCAAATATGAAGGATGCTAAACGTAAATGAAAAAACAATATCACTTGCTATAAATAAACTAAAAGAAAAATGACTAATAGACTTAACGTATAAAATGAGAGGTGGAGGTTGAAAAATCAGATTTATACACCTTGCTAAATTACCAAAAGTAATACACGACATTACAAAAAGTAATGTAGCTACATTACCAAAACATACCAATATAGAGAATAATATAATAGAGAATAAGAATATAATATATTCCGAAAATCAAAAACAAGAAAATTCACAAGAACAA